TTAAATCTATCAGAGCGTAATACTCCTTTAGAGAAACCCTGCCCAAAGTGCAGTAAAAAGAAAATTATAAAGGATTGGCAAGCAAACACACCATCACTTGCAATGGATTCCACTCTGACACCTTCAAAAGTAGTTGGAAGTCAATTTAAAGACGTAATTGACAAAATTAAGGGTAGCGGTCAAGTACCTAAGAGATTTCATGAAAAATTAGATAATAGTGCCAGAATGAATGCTGGACGTATTGTTCGCTAATTTTTAGACTGAATCATTGCCTTTAAAATATAATAACTGTCGATAACATCCGTAACAGGATTACTCAAAGTTTTCTGATTAAAGACCGATAAAAGATTGGTTTTTGTTTCTATTGAGAAGGCTTCGTACATTGCCTGTTTGTCAGCGTTACCTTTGCCCGTAGCGCATTTCTTGACTCGGGATGGCTCAATGATGGTCACGGGAATGGCGAGCTTGTAGAGCTTATGCTTCAAGATTCCCATATTCTCCGCTAGATTGAATACTCGACCTTTAGAACCGAATGAATATCCTTCTACGGCTATATCTCCAGCCCCAATACAAAGATTGGAAGCCCATTGAGATATAGTGTCAAATCTATCAACATCCAGAATATATTCCTGAAAAGATTCCCCAGTAATATTTGGGGCAATTTTATCAGCATACTTTTTGGTATTTGTCAAATAATAAAAGAAACAATTTTCAAACTTAAATTCTCTACGTTCATCATAAAGACAAAGGCAGGGGCAGGTTATAGAGTAATCAATGCCGATTAACATGTGGAACATATGTACTTATACCTTGGTCAGAAGTGGTGGTTCCTTAGCAGTCTGATGAAGTATACTTCGATTATTTCAAAAGGATTGCGTGGAAGCCCAACCACTTCTGCCTAAAATATTTAGGCATATCGTCTATCTTGTTTCGATGAAGATTTTTCTACACCTCTATATATGGCTTTACCTTCTGGGGTTCCCATCATTTCAAGAGCTTTTACCGGTGCTAGATCTTCACCTGGTCCATTTTGTTGAAGAAGCTTATACATTCTATCTCTATCTTTTTCTATTTCTTCATCTGTTTGATCACTCATAGGATAACTACCTGTTGATTTTAATAATCTACCTTTAATATCTCTCATAAATGCAGGCATTTCAGCTCTACTCCAAAAATAATTATTAGGAGTTTTAAATCTATTATCTGGTGAAGGAGTTGGAGTATCCATCTGATCTAATGCAGTTTTTACAGTCTCTTTTTGTTCTGGAGTCAATTCCCAACTATCTAAAATTCCTCTTTTTTCTAATTCTTCATAACCAGATCCTAAAGCAATTCCACTTGTCGAAGGTTCAATACCATATTTAATAGTAGCAGGAGATTTATATTCTGGTTTTTTTTCTAAATTAGAACTAACTGCATTTTCAACTGCAGCAACTCCTCGTAATTGAGTTCCTATTGCATGTTGACCTTCATGATTCATAACCTGAATATATTGATCCCAATCTTTAATATTATCTTTATTCATATCAATTGTAGTTTCAAAAGTATTTGGCGCATTACTCATTTGATTATCAATTAGTTTTTGAACAGATTGATCAACTGGTAATTGTGGTGTTTTCTTATCTCGTTGAGCTTTATTAAAAGTAGAATATGGATCTAGAAGATGTTGAACATTCCATGTTAATTTAGCATCAACTAATTCAGGGTATTTTACGTTGTTTCTTCCTAAGAAAGCTTCGGGTGGATCAAAGTATCTGTAACCAGTTTTATCAAAATGAGTTATCTCTAATGGCTTATAAAGCATTGCTTCATCATGTTTTGGATCTCTTAAATCTGCATATTGTCTAGCTAATTTTGCTTGATCACTATAATCTAAATCATTTGGTCCAGAACGTTTCAAATATTCTTTTTGTTTTGCTAAAAAGTCATTTCTTTCTTTGGTTTTATCTTTTCCAAATTCTAAAGAAATCATATCAAATGGAGATAATTTTTGATTTTCTTTCTTTACGAACATAGTATTAGCATTATATAAAGTATTTGCAATTCCTGTTATTCTATCAAAATAATCTTGTGAGTCATGATAATTTTCAGGTGGATTTGGATTAACAACTGAAGGAGTTACACCTAACCTTGCATTTCTTGCTTCTTTTTCTCCGGCTTCATTGTGTGCTTGCCATAATGGACTATTTAATTTTTTTCTTTCTCTATAATTTTTTGAAAATGCATAATCAAAAGGATCATTACTACGTAAAAAATTTGTGAAATCATTAAATCTTTGAGATATCTGAGTTCCTTTATCTTTGACTTGTCTTAACAAATCAGTATGCAATGATCCAGCGTCAAGTGGATTATCTGGATTTAATATAGAACCCAACCATCCTTTTTGTCCTAAATCTGGAGGTTGATTCATAGTTCCTGTACTGGAGAATGTCCTGGATGATTTCATATCCTCAGGTGAACGTGGCTCGTTCTCCTTATTACCTGGATCCATCACCGTACTTTCAATATATTTCCTAGTATTATTAAATGCATCTTCAAAAGGAGTTTCATCAATTTCATCAGATAATCCAAATTTTTGATTATTTGCTAAAATTTTCTCATTTTTAAGTTTTAATGCTGTATCATAAGCATCACGATCTGTTCGTGTATATTTTACAGGATTCAAAGCTGTACCAGAAAAATTTACTGGACTTATCATTGAACCATTTTGATTATCAGGAAAATCAGCAAGATCTAATGGTACATTCATACCACCATATTTGGTATCTTCTTGTTTTTCTATTAAGTATTGTTTAAATGACAGCATACCAATATTTATAAACCCCCAGGATTTCTCCTAGGGGTTTATTTGTATGCTCCTCCGACTGGATTTGAACCAGTGACCCGAGAGTTAACAGCTCTCTGCTCTACCAACTGAGCTACAGAGGAAAGTAAATCAGACGATCTGACATCCACCTGCGCTGCAGGCAAACTCCTTTGCGGATTCAGTATTGTCTTCTGCCTCGTATGTAGACAGATCCTTAAAATTAACTTTAACCTTAGGATGTGCTGCATAGGTTGCAGAATCAATCTGCTCAAAGGGTGCCTGAGCGTAGGTGTGACTATCACCACCGGGAAGGAATGCTATTCCTGTTGCAATATCAAAGTTTTCCCAAAGCCAGTTGCCCACTTCAAGGAATTCAGAGTCCTTATAGTTGACGGTGATTGATGGCTTGTGATGACAGAAGTGTTCTTGATAAGTTTTCCACAGATCAAGATGGTCTAATGCACGAAGTTCCTCAGTGGTCATGGTTCCCTTTGGAGCCTTCATAGCAAATGTAAAGACGGCAGTAGAAGTTGGGTTGATCACATCATCCTCGCACGGGACTCCTTGATCCTTCATCAAGTTATATAAAGGATCTTTCTTGTCCAGACGAATTCGGCGGAAATAATAATCCGCATAGCGAGGATGCAGACCCGAGGCAGAGTCCACCAAACACGATGTAGTACCTTCAGGCTTCACGCAAGTCACTGACTTGCTAGGGTTGATTCCCAACTTCTCTGCCCACTTGAGATTCGTCGCAGTCGCATGATCACGAAGAGTCTCAAGAAGACGAACAAGCTTTGGCTTACCTTCTAAGCCACTCGTAAGCTTGTTATCAAAAATTCCTGTCATAGATACTCCAAGTAGTCTTTCCTCTTCACAGTTCTTCTTCCACTCCGGACGAAGATATGGAAAGTGAGTAAAGGTTGATTGAACTGTACCGATGATTGTAGCAATCTCAATCTTTCTCTTCAGTATTGCTGCAGTATCGTCTTGACGAACTACAACTGTAGAAAGATTACAGAATTCAAATGGCTTAAGAATGATCTCGGAACATGGATTAGTTCCATATTCACAGTCAGGATCACGACCAGACTTTTCAGCCTGTTCTTGCAGTGCCTTACGATTGATCATTCCACGTTCACCACTGTGACTATTGTATAGTGATGTCCACTCTTCTAGGAATTGACCCATTGGAGGACGACCATTATAAACAGCAGAGTTATTAGCATAAGAACGAAAGCCAGCCTGTTCCCACCATGCACCGCTCTTGCAAAGAGCCATTTCACGGTCAGCAAGATCGCTCAATGAAATCATAGCAGAACGACGAACACCACCAACAATTACTGCATTAGCAATAGCACAGCAAACATCATGACATTCAAGTGCAGACAGTCTGCGTCCTTGTGCATTGTAGAAAACCTTCACGACAAACTTGAATAGATTGTCTAAAGGTGCGGGACCACTAGCACGACCACCAAAAATTTTAAGTCGTGCACCAGATGGTCGAATCTTTGACAAGTCCCACTTAGGGTGCTTACCAGAATAGAGATCATTAAATAATATTTTAATAGCATCTCCCCAACCTTCCTTTGAATCTTCAACAACAATTACATTATCAAAATTCTTTACAATCTTGCTAGCAACAGTTGGAAGTTTATCAGTGTATTTTCTTTCTACAGAATAGCCAGTACCTGTGCCATTCATAAGAATAACAAATAGTTCTGCAAATGAGTCAATAGAATCAATTGGTAGATAGGAGCAATTGTATAAACAAGTATTGTCGTGATCCAATGCAGGACCGGCAGTCATAAGACTACGCATAGAAGGAAGAACTTCTAAGTTCAGAATTGCTTCCTTGACATCAGGACGTTCTGCAAGTTGTGGAACTTTATTCGTAAAGTATTTCCACCAACGGTCTACACATTCATCCCAAGTCTCACGACGATTTTGGTCATTGAGCCAACGAGAGTAGCGAGAGATAAAAATAAACGATTGAAATGGTGATAAAATTTCTGCCATAGTTAAATCCTTAAGTGGGTGTCTTATTTAGTTGTTAGAGTCTGCCACGAAACCGGGAAAAGGGGAGCAATTAATTTGTCAATTGCTTTTGCATATTCTTGAATTTCCCATTGGGCATGTGCATCGATTCTCAAATTATAAACACGGGCAAATGCATAGAGAGAACCAGTCCATACAAATTCTGTATAAGTTCCTTGTGGTAATATTGAACGGGCTTGCTCAGGAGCAACACCATCTACCAAAAGTTTATTATAAAGATCTAAACATTCTTTTGCAACTCCATCATATTCTTGACGAAGTTTAATACAATGATCCAGATCTTCAATAGGACCACTGCTACCTTGCTTGGCTCCATCAGTAGGAGAATTTCTCCACATAGGAGTATAAATCTCAGGCTCATAAGTGACATACCTACGACTGACTTCATTCATCACAAGACCAACTTGGTGCTTTCCTAGTTGAGCACGAACAAAGATAGGGCACTTGATACGAACACTGATCTGTGGATGACAGAATGGTGTAAAGTGATTATGCTTTGCCAGATAACGAATTAGTTTTGCATCTTTATCAGATAGAGAACGAATTGGAACATGGCTATCAGCATAATCCCAAGAACTTTCTTTATTAAAAGAAACTCTTGCTGCATTTGCCACACTTAAATCCGAACCCATATAATCCACTAGATCAACGTGACCGTGATCTAGGACAAAGTACTTAGTCTGCGCCATTTTTATTTGTGCTATCTCGGTCATCTTCATCCTCATCTACATCTACAAGTTCAACTCTCACACCATCAATCTTTGTAAAGTCTGCAGCGTATTCTCGTGCTCGGGACCATAAACCTGGGTCCATTTCTTTTACATATTCA